CTCATCGACGCAGGAACCCTGGCGAACCTCCCAGCAGGTTTCAAAGCCAGGGGCATGAGGATTCGCGATGAGGACGATCCTTTACAACCAGGAGAGTTCCGCGACATAGACACCACGGGTGCAAGTCTCAAAGAAAACCTGATTCCGCTGCCGATCAAAGAGCCATCCAGTGTTCTAATGCAACTTCTTGGTTTGCTCGTCGAGTCTGGTAAGCGATTTGCAAGTATTGCCGACATGAACGTGGGTGATATGAACCAAGCGATGCCTGTCGGCACGACTGTCGCACTCCTGGAGCGTGGCACCAAAGTCATGAGTGCGATCCATAAACGATTGCACTACAGCCAACGTATAGAGTTCCAGCTCCTGGCGAAAGTCTTTGCAGAGTACCTGCCGCCGGTATATCCGTACCAAACCGGATCTGGGCCGCAAGAGGTCAAGGGACAAGACTTCGATGGTCGTGTAGACATCATTCCCGTAAGCGATCCAAACATCTTCAGCCAGAGCCAGCGAATCACTATGGCCCAAGAGTTGCTGACGATGGTGCAGTCGAACCCAGAAATACACGGGCCGACAGGGATATATGAAGCGTATCGTCGAATGTATGCAGCCCTGGGAGTTGATGACATTGACTCGCTATTGCAGCCTCCTCAGCAGCCACCGCCCCCGATGCCAATGGACGCAGGTTTGGAAAACAGCGGTTTCATGATGGGCCAGCCAGCGATGGCGTTTGAGCAACAAAATCATCAAGCTCACATCGACGCGCACCGATCTTTGTTTTTGACTGAAATGGTCAAAACGAACCCTCAGCTCCAGGGCATGATCATCGGCCACATGATGCAGCATTTACAATTCTTGGCGGCGCAGCTTGCTCAGGAACAAATGCCTCCAGAAATTATGGAGCAGATGAATGAACTCAACCAAGCGATGCAGTCTGGCCAGATACCACCAGACCAGGGCCAGATGATGATGCAGGAACTGCAAATGGTTTCGGAGCAGTTCTCTGCGCCAATCCTAGCGCAACTGACGCAAGATCTGCTTGCAAGCATAGGGCAAGGCAATGAAGAAGATCCCCTGGTACAAATCAGACAGCAGGAGTTGGATCTTCGTGGCGCTGAGCTTGCGGCGGAGCAGAATCAGTTTGAGGACAAGCAAGCTGCTAGGCAGCGCGAAAAGCTCCTCGAAGCAGAGATCGCAAAACAAAGAATTGATACGTCCCGACAAGTCGCGGACGATAAGCTAGACCTTGCGCTGCAACGGTTGCAGCAGCAGGCAAATTTGAAGCTGATGGAGCTTCAAGCCAAGTTTGGAGGAAGCCAATGACGACCAGTTACATTTTAGAGAGACAGCAAGAGTTGCGTGATATGAAGCGACTTGCGCGTCAGGCAGAAGCGGCAGCGATGGAAGCCGAGGAGAGAGTGAAAGAAGCTAATAGGCTCGCAAACGAACATCGTATTGCAGTCAAGATGGCCAGGATCAATGGAGATCCAGAGCCGGAAGCGCCGGTATTACCGGAGCCAGCCGTGGAAGCGGTCGCGGAGCCAGCTCCTGCGCCGGAGCCAGAACCCGCCCCAGAGCCAGAGCCAAAAGCTGAGACCAAAAAGCAAACAAAAAAAACCGCTGCAAAGAAAGCCCCAGCTAAAAAACCTGCAACTAAGAGGACAAAGAAATGAGCGTGAAAGACATGAGCCGAGTCGAAAAGGTTGACTCTCCCAGCAAAAAGATCGCCAGTGTATCCACATCTCCAGAAAACGTGCGGCGCACGATGGGTGGTGAGATCAAAGTCATCAAGGCGCGTGGCAAAGGCGCAGCAACTCGTGGGTTTGATTTTCACGAGAAAGTCTAGTGGATGACATTGATCTGGCAGACAAGCTGAAGCGAGTGATAGAAGATCGCCGGAGCTTGATTGTAACAACCATGATGGATGGTTTGCTAAAAGATATAGAACACTACAAAAGTTTGCAGGGTGAGCTGACTGCGTTAAACTTGGTCGAGTCTGAAATTTCTCAATACTTTAAGGAAAACAAGATATGACCGAAGTCAGCGTCGGAGGCGCTTATGTAGAAGAGCGGGTTCTCGATCCAGCCCTTCTCAATCTCAGCGCATTGGAGCGTATGCCGCAGCCCACTGGTTGGCGGATGTTGGTTTTGCCATACAAGGGCAAAGGAGTAAGCAAAGGCGGAATCGCACTGACCAAGGAGACTCTTGATCGCGAAGCTCTGGCGACGGTGGTGGCTTATGTGGTCAAGATGGGGCCGCTTTGCTACGACAACAAAGAAAAGTACGGCGATACACCCTGGTGCCAGGAAAAGCAGTGGGTTCTCATAGGCCGGTATTCTGGTGCTCGATTTAAGCTAGAAGACGGTGAGGAAGTCAGAATCATCAATGACGATGAGGTCATTGGAACCATAATTGATCCAGACGATATAGTGAGCTTCGCATGATTGAAAATACCAACCAAGAACAAGCGCAACCCGAAGAAGAGTTTGCAATCGAGGTAACAGACGATCCGGTAGAGCAAACCGAGGGCCAAGCCCAGTCGGACGGCGATGAGCTAGAGAACTACACCAAATCGGTCTCTAAGCGTATTAACAAGCTCAACGCTAAAACCAGGCAGGCAGAGGAGCGAGCAGCTCAGCTTGAGCAGATCGCTTTGCAAAAAGAACAAGAGCTTCAGCAATACCGTCAATTTACTCAGCAGCAGCAGGTCACGGTATTAGAAAAAGAAGAAGAGGCGCTCAAGTCAAAAGAGGCCCAGGTCGATGACATCTACCGCAAAGCAGTCCAGGCAGGTGATCCAGACCTCATGTCAAAAGCGGATTCTCTGAAGAACGATATTGCAATTCAGAAAGAGAAGCTGCGCGTTGCGAAGACTCGACAAGCATCCGAGACGCCTGTCCAGGCTCAGCAAGAGAATTACCAAACCTATCAACCGGAGCAGCAGGTTGCCCAGCAACAGGCGGTTCCAGAACCTACGCCAGAAGCAAAAAGCTGGCATGAAAGAAACCCCTGGTACGCTGATCAAAGTAGCGAAGAGAATTTAGAAGCGACACAGTACGCTTATTTTACTCACTACAATCTGATCAACGAGGGCTACGAACCCGACTCTGACGAATACTATCAACAGCTAGATACTCGTGTAAAAAGGGTTTATCCTAATCTGAGTGCTGGCACTGCAAGTGCCGGTGCAGAGGAAGTCGAACAAACAGGACAGCGACCCCCCGTGCAAAGAGTCGCGTCCGCCACTCCTAGTGGTCGGCAGCAAACACGAGGCAACATGAACGGCGTGAAGTTTACCAAAAGCGAAGTAGAGCGCCTCCGTGGTCTTAAACCCCACAATATGTCTGAAGAACAATGGCTTCAGAGAGTGGCTAAAGAAAAGCAAAAAATTGCTAACAGGGAGGCAATGTAAATGGCAGAGGCAAAACAGAACAATCGTTCATCGCGTGAGAGCGGAGCGCACGATAATCAGGCTCGGCGACGACCGTGGCAACCAGTGCGAAAGCTGGACACCCCGCCTGCACCTCCAGGTTATACCTATAGGTGGATTCGGGAATCCATGTTGGGAGCGGAAGACAGATCAAATGTCTCGCGCCGCATGAGGGAAGGATGGGAGCTTGTGAGAGCAACTGATCTTCCAGCAGAGTGGGCGGACACGCTACCGACTATGGATAAGGACGGCAGACATGCTGGTGTCATATATAACGAAGGGTTACTTCTGGCGAAAATACCTAACGAAACGGTGCAAGAGCGAAACGAGTATTACTCGGACAAGACTCAAGAAGCCAAAGACGCATTAGACAACACCATGTTTAATGAGGCTCGTGGCGATAGCCGTTATGTTAAATATGATCCACAGAGGGACTCCCGCGTAACTTTCGGCAAAAACTAGGAGAACCTAAATGGCTAATAAAGACGCCGCTTTCGGTTTGAAGCCCTCCCGCATGATGGGTGGCGCTCCGTATAGTGGTGGCCAATCTCGTTATCGAATCGCCAACAATCAATCAGGTGCAATTTTCCAAGGTGACTTGGTTAAGCAACTGACTGCTGGCGTTGTCGGGCGAGCTGCTGCCTCTTCGACTGTCCCCGTAATTGGGGTTTTCAACGGAGTTCAATACACCGATCCCACCACTGGTGAGACGGTATTCAGCAACTACTACCCAGGCTCTATTGCAGCAGCAGACATCATTGCATTTGTGATCGATGATCCGAATGTTGTGTACACTGTACAAGCTGACGCAGCCTTTCCGGTAGCAGACCTCTTCGGAAATTTCGATGTGGTAGACCAGTCAACAACTGGCGACACTGCTTCTGGCCGATCAAACATGGAGCTGGATGTGACGACTGGTGCAACCACCACGACTCTGCCTTTGAAGGCAATCGACATCTCGCAAGATCCCGACAACAGCGATGTAGGCAACGCCAACACAAACGTGCTTGTGGTTATCCAAAACCACATCATGGGTGTGAAAGGCGCTGGCTTAGCGTAAATAGGAGGCTAACTCATGGCAATTTCACGAGCACAGCTTGCTAAAGAACTTGAGCCAGGATTGAACTCGTTATTTGGAATGTCTTATTCCAGCTATGACAACGAGTTCGAGGAAATCTTTGCTATTGAAGATTCTCAGCGAGCTTTCGAGGAGGAGGTGTTGATCACCGGATTCGGTTCAGCACCAACTAAAACAGAAGGGCAAGGCGTTGTTTTTGACAATGCTTCTGAGTCCTATTCTGCACGTTATACTCACGACACCATCGCGTTAGCGTTCGCGCTCACCGATGAAGCGGTAGAAGATAACTTATATGACTCGTTAGGTAAGCGATATGTGAAGGCTCTTGCCCGATCTATGCAAAACACTAAAGAGGTCAAGGGTGCAGACGTACTCAACAACGCTTTCAACACCAACTTTACTGGCGGTGACGGCGTGACCCTCATAAACACAGCACACCCACTTGCGGGTGGTGGCACAGCGGCTAACCGCGCAACCACAATGGCTGACCTTAACGAAACGTCGTTGGAAGACGCGCTGATTGACATCAGTACGTTCACCGATGACAAAGGTCTGACCATCTCGGTTCAAGCGACCAAGCTTGTTGTTCCGCCTCAGCTTGTATTCGTTGCTGACCGCATCTTGAACTCTACTTTGCGTTCTGGCACGGCGGACAACGACATCAACGCGATCCGTAACACGGGCGTTCTCCCAGGCGGCTACACGGTCAATCATTATTTGACTGACCCTGACGCATTCTTCTTATTGACTAGCGTCACTGACGCTGGTGAAGGTCTGAAGATGTTCCAGCGTACCGCTATGGAAACGAGCATGGAACCTGACTTTACAACAGGTAACATTCGTTATAAGGCGCGTGAGAGGTACTCTTTCGGATTTTCTGACTGGAGGGGTGTGTATGGGTCACAGGGCGCTTAAAACCGCTTAGAGACGAGATTTGGGCCTTCTAAGCCCATGTTTCGACCCTACCTCAGATCATATCTTGTTCACTCATGATATGAGCACAAAAAAGGGGGCTTCATGCCCCCTTTTTTTATGCCTGGAAAAATTGTCGGTATTTGATCGCTGTGGTATAAAACAAGCTCCTGACAGCCGCAATCCCGCGTCTGACACTGGCCACGACAGGAGAACAACATGGCTAATACAACTTTTAACGGCCCCGTCCGATCGGAAAACGGGTTCCAACAAATTTCAAAAGCAGCAAACGGCACGATCACCGTTACCAGCGGCGACAAGATGGCTGTCGAGGCCACTGCCAGTGCCGGTATCGAAGGCACGGCTGCTGTTTACGTCACCCAGGTTAACCGCCTAAAGAGCGACGTAAGCACTAACGTCAACGTGGTGAAAACCACCATTATGATAGATTTGACCGGATTGAAAGACGGCGGCACTGCTGGCGACATCATCGGTAAAGATGGCTCTGGCGTTGCGTTCATTGGACAGGTGACCACAGCTAACCAAGGCACTGTTTTCGGTGTGACTATGACTTGTGTTGAAACGCCTGCTGGCGGAAGCACAGACATCGATCTGTTCTCTGCGACTGAAGGTACTGGCGTCAACGACACCGCGATCGGTGATCTGACTGAGACGCAAATCATTAACGCTGGTGCAGCTTCTGCCGGAACCGTGGTTGCGGGTGGCGACATCGCTGCTGATCAGTTTTTGTACCTGGTAAGCCAGGGAACTGGCGATGCGACCTACACTGCCGGACGTTTTTTAATTGAAATTACTGGCTTCGACGTAGCGTCCTAATAGGAGAGAATCATGGCTGATGCAGTAGCCTCTCAAACGATTCTGGACGGTGAACGCCTCGCGGTTCTGCGCTTCACGAATGTGAGCGATGGAACTGGAGAAAGTAATGTAGTCAAGGTGGACGTTTCCGCTTTAGCGGCAAACTCAGCAGGCCAAGCCTGCACTGAGGTATCGATCCAGCGCATTTACTGGGCATGTATTGGCATGTCCGTAAGGTTGGATTTCGACGCTACGACAAACGTGTTGGCGATAGGTTTGCCCACCGACAGCACGGGTGATGAGTATTATGACTCGTTTACTGGTATCCCGAATAACGCGGGAACCGGAAAGACGGGCGATATTCTGTTCACTACCACTGGAGCGAGCGCCAACGACACATACATGGTCATTCTGGAGCTAATCAAGAAGTACGACTAATGGCTGATACGTCTGACGTAAAGAGAACGAAATCAGGGCGGCTCACCTATCGAGGTGAGTCGTTTCCTGGTTACAACAAACAAAAAAGAACGCCTGGGGCAAAGAAAAAATTCGCGGTGTTAGCGAAGAAGGGCGATCAAGTAAAGATCGTGCGCTACGGCGACCCCAAGATGTCAATCAAAAAAGACCAACCAGATCGGCGCAAATCTTTTCGCGCTCGCCACTCATGCGATGCGGTGGAAAAGAAGAAAGACGTTTTTGCGCCAAGCTATTGGTCATGTAAAAACTGGTGATATAAATGGCTGAGTCGGAACTCGATCGCGCAGCGGCAGAATACGGAAGCACGGCTTCTCCTTACTCTGCGCTCCAAGATTATTTGATCAATCGGCCAGTATACGATCGAGGCACCAGGGCGGCTCCGACGACGCCAACTCTAAGATCGTTAGACTTTGCACAAGATCAATCTCAAAACCAAGCTTCACGATTTCGTGACCTGTTAGCTGAGCAGGAAACTACTCAGCGCGAAGAGCGAGAAGCGGCCCTGCAAGCTTTGCGAGAAGGTTTGTTGCAACAGACTGCAACTTCCGCAGCGGCACAAGCCTCTGAGCGATCCGAAGTTGTCAAAGCCTTGGAAGACCGACTTGCTGGCGTCAAAGAATCCATCGCTACAGAGTCAGAAGCTCTGAGAGAGCAAGGGTTGCAAGAGCGTGCTGATATACGCCAGCAGCAGCAGACGCTCGTAGATCAACTTCAACAGAATATCGATACCGCCAAGTCTGAATTAGCCGAGTCCCAGGCGCGTGTCTCTGAGGCACAGACCACGGCGCTAGGTGACCTGGAAGACCGTCAGGGTTCACTGATCGGTGATTTGACGACCAGGATCTCTGGCTTGAACGATGACCTGGGTACTATCTCGTCAGAAATTCGTGCGGAC